TGGAGCACCTGCTCCTCCATTTCCGCCGTTTGCAGTACCTGTAGAAAAATTCGTCGCGCCGCCTGCTCCTCCTGGACTACCGTTTCCATTAGACGGACCGCCGCCACCGCCGTTACCTCCGCCGCCTACAGAATAGGAAAAAGTTCCTGGTGCACCAAAAGCAAAATTAAAAAATCCGAAACCACCAAAACCTCCAGAACCGCCTGATCCATTATACATACCGCCGCCGCCTCCGCCGCCGCCGCCAGATAAATAAACACCGACTTTGTTAGCTGCTGGGTTGTTTTTGTTATAAGTTCCTGAACCTGAAGTTGCTGCTTTTGCGGGTAAGTAAGGAACTGATCCTGCAGAGCCCGCTGCTGCTGCTGTAACTCTTCCTTGTTGATCTACTGTAATTGTTGCAGTTGAATATTCCCCTGGAGTTACTGCTGTGTCTGACAATTGATCTGGGCCTACTGCATCGTTTGCAATTTTAGCCGTTGTAATTTGATTATCAGAAATTTTTGCTGTTGTAATTTGATTGTCTGAAATTTTAGCTGTAGTAATTTGATTGTCTGAAATTTTTGCTGTTGTAATTTGATTGTCTGAAATTTTTGCTGTTGTAATTGCATTATCATTAATTTGAGCCGTTGCAATTGTTCCACCTAAAGTATTTAAAGCAATTTCATTTAAATTAGTCCCGTCAGAATAAGCTGCTACAATTGCTGCTTCTCCTGCTGTGAAACCAGTCCCTGAAACTGTTTTTATCGTTAAGTTAGTAACACCAGTTACTGCTGATAAATCAAAAATGTAAAATTTTTCAATGGAATTTGGAATAGTTACAGTCGAAGCTGTAGTTAAAGTACCAGTAAATTTAATTACCATGTTTCTTGCATTCGAGATTGTTTTATCTGTCATTGCAAGAGCAACAGTTCCACCATCTGTAAGTGCTACTGCTTCATAACCAGCGATTGCTTGTTGAATTAGATTTAAATTATTATTTGTATTATCACCCCATGTACCAGCGTTTTCGCCAGTGACCATGAGTTCTAGTTTAAGATCTGTAGAATAACTTGATGGCATAAATTTATATTTCTCCTATTCTTGGATTTTACTCCTGTTAAGCTGCCAGGTCAACATCAGACCATGTAACTTGTGTACCTGTGTCAACTTCAGCCCACGCAACAATATTAGGAGAACCAGTATTAGCTGTCAAGCCTATGCCTGTAGGAATGACCACAGCCGTACCTTCTGCTGTGATTTGACCAGTATTAGCACTTAAAGCCACCCCTGATACATCATAAGTGGCTATATATTCTGCTTGTCCTATATTTGTTGAAGCTGAAATCCCTGTAGGGAACACATTAGCATTCGCTGCTGTGTCCTCATTTCCTATGAAAATGTTAGCTGCTACACCTGTAACTGGAACTTCTTGAATTGTTCCGCCTACAGCTTCTCCTATTGCTGTTTGTAAATTTATTCCTGTAAGTTCAAAATTAGCCGTACCTGTAATGGTGACATCACCAATACCTGTTGAAATTAATTCACCAACTGCAATTTCAGTATCAGAATCTGCTTTTGTTCCAACTGGTGTAATTGCTGTTTGTAACTGACCTGCGCTTTCTACTTCAACTATAATATCAGTAAATGCGTCTTCATTACCTGTTACAATAGAAGCTGAAAGACCGTTTGGTCCAGCTGCTATAACAGAATAATTAACTCCCCAACCAAGATTACCAAAAGTGTCTCTACCCCAACCTTCACCAACTAAGAAAGTTGGATCGATAGTTGCTTGACCTGGATTTGCTGAAGCAGAAGCACCTGTTGGTATTACAGTTCCTTCTCCTTCTGTATCTTCGTTACCTACAAATGTTTGTAATGCTATGCCTTCTGCTGTTGGATTAGCGTCAACTCTTGACGCTGATTCACCGATATTGGTTTGAGCTGAGATACCATCAACATCAACATCTATTGAAATACTTGCAGTTAGTTGACCTGTTGCTGCGGTTAATTGTTGACCTGTTAAAACTACATCACCAACTGAACCCCAAACTGAGAAGCCCCATACTCTTGCACCCCAACCGTTATTTAAAACGTCTGAAGTTGCTGAACCTATGTTTGCGGATAAACTTAATGATGAAACTTCTATTCTTTGTTCAGTTTCAATTTGAAAATCGCCAACACTTGAAGACGCACTTACAGAGCCTACAACTTCGGTGTGATTATTTTGTTCACCGTAGTTTCCTATACCCCAAGTAAGTTCGTTCCAAGCATTGGCCATTCCATATTAACCTTACGATATTCTTATAATCGCTTGTGTATCGTTAGCATTAGGGAACTGTACAGTGAAAGTTCCTGCTGTTGCTGTTTTATCTCCACCAAAGTCTAGAACCGCTACTGCAGTGTTAGTGTTTGATGTATTATAAATCAATGCTCCTCTTGCAGTTAAAGTAACTCCAGTAAATGATAAGTCATTAAAATCAACAAAAGCTGTTGTTCCGTTTACTGATACTAATGCATTAACGAGTGCTCCTCCACCAGATGCATATTGACCTGTATTAGCAACTTCGTTACTTGTTGTAAATGAAGTTGTGTCTGCTCCAATAGATGCTGCTGACGTGTATAAAGCTAGTTTGAAAACATCACCAGTTGATACTGTGAAATCGTGTTCACCTTGTAATAGCTCTTCTTTAAAGCTATTACATATTGCGTTAGTTGTAATTGCCATTTTTTCCTCCTAAAAATTTGTTTATGGCGATGGTGAAGGAACCTTAACTCGTGGCACTCCATCATCGTATTCACCTCTACGTCTTCTACCCATTTGTTGTAAGGCAAAAGCTTGTATACTATCATCATACTTTGTTTTATAGAGGTTGTACATATCAGCAGGGCCTTTTAAATAAGCAAATGCTTGTTCTAAGACACCATATAACAGTAAACCATCCTGATATTGAGCTATAAATGTATTATTTGTAGATGTGAAATGAGGTGGATCGATTATGAAATTAATTTGAACTAAATATGTATTATTAGGTGTTGGAGCAACCACAGCTGTAAAATCATCCCACATAGCATAGTATTTAGGAAGTCCGGTTTCTCCTGATCCATTAAATTCAGAAATAAAACTTGTATCTCTTTTTTCTAAAAAACTTCTTGTGCCACTTGCGTCAGTTGAATCAAAAGTTTGAACAGATCGCATGACAACTAAATCTGAAGGTAATGATAAATATCTTTGACCTGTAACAAAATTAGAAGTTGAGTATTTTCTTAAATCATCATAATCAACTTTACCTGCAATATCAAGTTCTGTTTGTCTAATAAATTGATCGAGTAATGAATCCGTTAATACATTAGAATCAACTTCTGTATAACTTCTAACTTGTGCTAAAAAATCTGAATAACTAATTGCCATTATGATATATCCACGGTTACTGATCCTAAGTTAGATCTTAATTCTCTAGCTTTATCTTGTGCAGTCGGATCTTCAGGAACCATACCATCTGATCTAAAAGCAAATTCTCCCGGTAAAGATAAATCTGCTAAAGCAAACATCTTGCCTCCTGAGTTTGCGCTAAAATCTTGCGATCTTGGATTCTGTAAAGCTATTCTATCTGCTACGACTCTTTTTCTTCTAATCTGAGGATGTTTAGGTTCAAATTCAGAAATATGCACCAATGATCCATTCCATTCTCTAACCATTTCCTCATATGGAAACTCCATACCTGATCGATCAGATATTGCTTTTGAATTTTTACCTGTTGCAAATCCAGCCATTAGACACCATCCCCAAAATAAGTTTGAGGTGAAATATATAATGAAGTTCTTCCACCATCTTGATCCAGAGCTCTTTTCATTTCATCTTCATAAACTAATTTTAACATTTGTGTTCTTTGTGGATCATATTGCATTGATAAATAATAAGCTAATCCTGCTACCATGCATGGTAAAAATCTGTAAACGACATCTGCATCATTTGTATATGCGCCTGCATCTTCAATTCTTTTAATGACATAATATTTTAAAACTGTGTAAGTTGATGCATCAGGTGCCTGGTATAAATAAATTTTTGGCGTTACTTGTCTATCGACATAATATTGAGAAGGTTGCCCTGTGGCTAATTTATTAGGTAGTGCTGCGTAAGCAGATCTATCAATTTTTGTAATAGAAACATCTTGTGTATTCACGTCATTCGATGCTTCCGCCGTTGTTGAAATAAAGGCTTCTAAGACATCACTAACATCTGAACTGACAGTATACTCCGCTTGTCCAGCAACAAGTGTTACTTCATCTAATTCAACTTTCCACATGTGAACACCTCGATTACCCCATTCTGCAAAAAGAAGGTTTAAATTTCTTCTTGCTCTTTTCATATCATTTCCAGAATTGGGTCTAATACCTACTCTGTTGTAAGCTTCATCAATTATTTCATCAATACTTAAAT